AGGCGTTGTGGTCTGGTCTGGTTTCATAATAACCATGAATTACATTGAGTTACCTATGTTTAAAAAAGCTGGGAACTCAGATATAACCTTCGTTGCCAGTGTCTTCACGGGAGCACTTGCAACTTTTGGCTTGACCACTGGTAACAAGAATGGCAATGGCAAGCAAACACCCGTTAACTGTCCAATGATTAAAAAAAAGGAAGAATGAAGAAATTGCTTTTACTTTTCCTACTGGCATCACCCACGGTAGTAAGAGCAGAAATGATTCAACCCAACTTCACCCAAGGGTCAATGAATAGTACAACCACTACAACTATTGATATAGACGAGGAAATAGTTACCACCACCTATGGAGCAGCGTTAAACAAATGGTCGGGAGACAATATAACTCATACTTCGGCAAGCTCTGGAGGAATAGCAGACAGCGATTCAATCTTCAATATGACAACCGCTGGTTCCGACTTCTCACTAGAAGTAGTAACAAGAGCAGCGAGTCAGATAATAGAAAAGACAGAAATAGATCGAACTATCGAACAGGAATCTACTACTGTCTCCTTATCAGTCTTCTCTCAATAGCACCTGCTAAAGCTGAAGAAGCACCAGAGGTAAATAACACGTCTAATCCAGTTGCCGCTGCGACGGGAAATGTGACGAATTCCGCAATTCAATTTCAGAATAATGGTGCTCCATCAAGGCAGCACTATGGATCTGGAGTGTCTTGCAATGGTGCAACAATGACATTCAGTCCCTTTTACATGGGGAATCATACGGTTCCCTTTGACGAAGAGATGCTTCAAAGAAGCTACACACTAGCTGAAAACTGGGGAGGTCAAATTAACTTTATGGTTCCTTTGGATCGAAGAGGTTTAGCACAATGTAGACGTATAGCCAAACGGCAAGAAGAAAAAATGAGGCTTGATTATGAGCTTGTACGTGTACTGAAATGTTCTGACCTTCAGAGAAAAGGATTCATGCTGTCTGAAAACTCACGTGTCTATGACATGTGTAGCGACGTAGTACCAATCGTTGAATACAAAAAGAATAAACAGGCTGCTGTTAAACAGTATCTAGAAAAAACATGTACTCCTAAAGATAAGAAATTCCCATGGAATGAAAAGGAGTATGACTGTCCAACTAAACCCACTAATAAAGAATGAGTACCTTAAGCGATTCCATCGCAAAGATGATAGCTGAACAAGCTAAAGCAAAAAAGAAAAAGTCATCTAAGAAAAGAGACGAAAACGGAAAATTTGTAAAGGCAGATGAAAGTTAAATTAGTAATACTGGCAGGACTAATAGTCCTCGGATATGTAGGTGCAAGTGTCATTGAGAATTTTAAGAAATCACCTACTGGTCAAGTAATAGAACAGATACAAGAAAAGAAACAATTAATTGAGGACGTACAAAAATTACAGCTACCCGAATCTCTAAGAAAATGATCATTATCAAACCCATCTTAATGACATTCCTCTCAACTAATGCAGTTAAGAACTTAATTGTTCAACTGCTAGAGGCATATGCAAAATCAACTGATAACACTATTGACGATAAAGCAGTAGAGATTGTCAGACGTAATCTATTCCCAGGAAGTAAAGAATGAAGAAACGAGCCACTGAAGACCAATTTAACGAACTACATAACCTTGTTACTACTGAGTTTCTAAAGCGAGTCAAAAGTGGCGAAGCTTCTACTCAAGACCTCAAGGCAGCCTGTGATTGGCTTAAAACAAATGATATTAGCGGTATTGCAATTGATGGTAACCCACTCTCCAAGCTTGCAGCTGTAATGCCAAAAGTAGACCCCGAACTAGTACAGAGCAGACTTTATGGCAGGAAGCACAGCTGAATACTACAGGAAGAATCCTGAAGCTCGTAAGAAAAGGAATAAACAACAACGAGCTTATATGCAAACCACTAAGGGTAAAACGATCAGACGAAATGCTGACAGGTTAAACATAAAACTTGGAACCAAAGGTAATCACGATGGTCTAGATGCTGCTCACTACAAAGGAAGCACTACCAAGGGAAGACTACAGAAACCTTCTATTAACCGTAAAAGCAGACTAAAAATTCGTAAATGACCCCACTACTACCTAGCCCACAACACTATTTATACAACCTAATAACCATGACAAGTCCTGATGCTAAACGGCTCTGGAGAAGAGCTATCAAAGAGCACTTCAATTGTACATGTGTTTATTGCGGAAACAATTATGAAATTCATGAACTTACACTCGATCACGTCAAACCTAGAACGAATGGTGGCGAGGATCTTACAAGCAATTTGGTCCCCGCCTGTAGAACGTGTAATCAAGGCAAAGGTAGCAGTCATTGGCTCCGATGGATGCGTCAGACATTTGGACGTAACCACATGCGAGAGCAGCTTATTTTAAACCACATTAACTAATGGCAGAGTTTACAGGAACGGCTACCTATGAATCCCCAAAGGATAAAGCCGATGCCAAAGAGTACTCAGATATGAGGAAGGCAAAAGAAGCTTACTTCGAAGAACGAGCTAAGCGACTGAAATAACCACCCACAACTAAATAACACACGCCGTCCGCAAGGGCGGCTTTTTTTATGTCTACACCAGCTCAGAAGGTAACTGACTGGTTGAAAATTAACCCTAAGACTGAATCTGGTAAATGGACAAGTGTTAAAGATGCAAAAAAAGCACTTGGCATGGGTAGTGATATTAAACTAAAGATCAGGAAAGGTAATCTATCAACCAACAGAAAAGACCTTAAAATTTCCAATAAAGGTAAAAGTTTCGATGCAGATAAAAATAGAAGGCGATGGATAAAACAAAGTACACCTCCATTAACAAAAGAAGAACTGGTTATTAAAAAGAAAAAGTATGCTGAAGCAAAAGATGATCCAAATAAAGTTATAGATCATATTGATGACACCAGTCTTACTGGAAAGATGGTAGACGATATTATGGAGTTAGTGAAAAAAGGAAAGATATCTATGGAGGAAGCTAAGAAAGTTCTAGATCGTTTATTAAAACGTAAAGGTGATCACCCTGATAATTTAGATGTAATCTCTAAAGATCAGAATGGTGAAAAAGCAGTTGATACAGGTAAGGTTCAAAAGAAATTAAAAGAGAAAGAAGAACAACAACCATCAACAACACCTGATGCTGATCGTTGGAAAGAACTCATAGCAGCATTCCAAAAAGGAAAAGCTATTCAAAAATTAGGATCTACAGCATTGAAAATTGGCAAACCAATTATCCAAGGTTACATGGCCTCCAGAATGCTCCGCTAACGCCTCTTAAAAGTAGTAAATATACAAACATACATGACCAACCCTTTAGAGGCTCTACAGGGCGATTTCAAGCTGTTTCTGACCGCTTTATGGGAACAGCTTGAACTACCCCCACCAACAAGAGCTCAATTCGCTATAGCTGACTATTTACAACACGGTCCTAAACGTCTACAGATCCAAGCCTTCCGAGGAGTCGGTAAATCTTGGATTACTGGTGCGTTCGTGTTATGGACACTATTTAAAGACCCAGAAAGAAAGATAATGATCATCTCTGCATCTAAAGAACGTGCAGACAACATGTCTATCTTCCTACAAAAACTAATAATCGAAACACCATGGCTATCTCATCTACAACCAAAAAGCGACGAAGCGAGATGGTCAAGAATCTCTTTCGACGTACAATGTTCGCCTCATCAGGCTCCCAGCGTAAAAAGCGTTGGTATTACTGGACAACTTACTGGTTCCAGAGCAGACCTCATGGTCCTAGACGACGTAGAAGTCCCTGGAAACTCTATGACGGAGTTGATGCGTGAAAAACTTCTTCAACTTTGCACAGAAGCCGAAAGTAT